ATCTCCTATGGGCGCACGTAATAACCAAGATCCACCAGCGTTTAAGAATCCAACATGAGAAGAACTAGCATAAACCCATCCTCTATCTGTTCCTTGGTTTGTACGCATCCCGATTCCACATGCACTAGAACTAGTACTTTGATTTATCCAACCTTGCCAAGTACTTGCTCCACCATTGAAGAAATGACTACCACCAGCCGCATAAAGGCCCTGACTATTTCCAACTCTTATCCAATCATCAAGATATAAATATCCATTGCTTCCACTCACTAAAACTTTATTATCACCACCACTTTGTGAAGTAGCAAAGCCATCAACGGTATCTGCATCTAATCCTGATCCAGACCCGTCATTACCTTCGTGCCAAATCTTGTAATTTGTACTACTCCAGCCGTCAGTTGTAAAACGTATATCATCTAACAGGCGAAGCCCTGCACCATCTTCTGAATTTCTTAATTCAAGAAAACCACCTGTGCTCCATTGGATCCAAGCTTTACTTGTTGATCCTTCTTTGAATAAAATATAAGGATCATTAGAACCAGAAATTACAAGACCTTCATTACCAGAAGAATGTATTTCTACGCCATTAGTAGTTGTCGCAAGACGTAAATTCCCTTGATAATCAAGCTCTACTGCACCTGCTTCAGTAAACTCAATCATATTATTTGTCGTTGTCCCATTATGCTGTTGCATAATTAGACGACCTCTGGCCGAAGTCCCCCTTGTTTGAAGGTAACTAACACCTGAATTATTTTGATAAACTTTAAAACCTTCACTTCCCGTTCCATAAGTATCATTTCTAATTTGCAATCCCCACGGGCCACCATCATCAGTCTTAATTAATAATGTTGGGCTGGTAGCCCCGTCATCACTCAGAGTTAAAGACTGCGCTGTTACTGAATTACTAAAAGTGGCATCTCCAGAAGAATTAATAGTTAATCTATCTACTCCAGCATTTGTTGTATCTTCAATATGGAAAATTCCAGCTTCTACTTGTATTCTAAAATCACTATCATTATTGTTATCAACAAAATTCAGGATTGGATTGTTCCCAGAGATTGTTAAATCTCCAGTTAACGTTCCACCTGCTAAAGGTAATTTAGTAGCAATACTATTTGTTACTGTCGTCGAGAAATTAGCGTCATCTCCCAAAGCAGCCGCTAACTCATTCAGTGTATTTAACGCTCCAGGTGCAGAGTCTACTAGGTTTGAGACGGCTGTGTCTGCATAGGCAGTAGTTGCTATTTTAGTTGAGTTATTTCCTGCGCTTTGTGTTGTCGCTGTATCTAATCTTGCCGCCGCAACTGTCCCTGAAGTTAAATTGCTTGCACTTAAAGCCGTTAAGTCAACTGCTGCCCAAGTTAAACCTCCAGTGTTTCCACTTTGAGCCGAAAGAAAATATCCATTGGTCGGGCTATTGCTTACATTTAATTTTGATTCACTGACTACACCATTATCTAAACTCCAAGTCGCGCCACTTGAACTAACTGTAATATCCCCTTTGTCTCCGTCAGTCACTCCGCTACCGCCACCGCTTATTTCAGCGACTGAACCATCATCTTTCTTGGTAAATATCTTTCCCTCATCAGTACGTATCGCTAGTTCCCCGACTGACAGATCGGATGTCCCAGGATCGGATCCACTTCCGCGCTTGAGCTTGATCGTGTTGGCCATTTGACCTACCTCCTAGTAGTGATTGTATTTAGTAGGTTCCTCCATCAATATCAAACCCTGAAACAGATCCATTCTCTAGGAAAGTAACCAGATCAGATAACGCAACTTGCACCATCGTTCCAGAATCATTGATTACCATCCGGTCTGTTGTCGCCAAAGTTGTAGAAGTTGCAGAGGTCCCACCATCAACAATATTCAATTCAGCGACAGTTGAGGTGATTCCATCTAGAGCGTTGATCTCAGTTGCTGTGGCTGTAACTCCATCAAGAATATTTAGCTCTGCAACGGTTGAAGTGATTCCATCTAAAACATTCAGTTCTGCAACGGTTGAAGTGATTCCATCAAGTGCATTTAATTCAGCCGCCGTTGCTGTTAAACCTAAATTAACTAAAGCTCCTGCTGCTGTACTTGCGCCTGTCCCACCATGGGCAACCGCTACATCAGTCGCACCCCAAACACCTGTTCCAATCGTTCCAACAGAAGTTAAAGAACTACCGACAATAGTTGAACCTAATCCAGTTTTTGTAACAACATCAACGCCATCAATTCTGTATTTCAGAGATGAACCTGCTGCTTCAATACTTTGATTAGAAGTCCAACAATCAGTAGCATTAACCCAATTCCAAGTCTTATCTCCATCACCTGAATCAATAGTGATTCCACCTCCATCTGCGGCTGCATCATTCGCTGCACCCTTAGCAAGTTCTAAGTTTTTATCGGCAATAGTAGTTGTCGTACTATTTACCGTAGTGGTCGTTCCCGACACGGTCAGGTTCCCACTTACGATTAAGTTTTGAGAACAAGTAAAAGTTGGAACGGTGGCACCACTTAAATCAACTGTTCCTGTAAATGTCTTTGCGCCTGAAACAGTTTGAGTTGTCGAAAGTGTTGAATAATATCCATCTCCGCCAATTGCCTCGATACTCGTAGCGGAGCCATTGCTGCCCCCGGTCCCAGTGCCGTAGTACAGAATATTAGTACCTTCTGCATACGCTAATTCTGCATTTTCAAGACTGGTAGGTGCTGAACTTCCAGTGCTTCTTTTAATCCTTATCGTGTTAGCCACTAGAAGTTGCCTCCGTCTGTAAGTGTGCTTGTTGTATAGGTGCTATCTGCTTTGTAAGTACCAGCAGCACTGTCGTAATAAATTATAGACTTGTTCACTCTGTTCGTATCTATCATTGTCTTTGTGCTAGAGGCAAAACTTGCTCCTTGCGGTCCAACCGTTGTTAGTTCAACTGTTGTTGCATCACCTTTTTGAACAGTAACAATTGGTGGCGTTCCATCTTGTACTTCGACCGTGTTCTCGGCAGTAGTGACAGTTACTGAAGTCATTTAACGTGTATAGCCTTGGTTCATAAAAACAGTTCCTTCTAAATAGTACTCTTTTAATCCATCTCCATCTGTTAATAATACGTCATATTTATATTCATTGTCTGTCATCGCAGTCGAAAGCACATCTGTAATTGCTAAGTCAATAGATCCACTAGCACGATTAACATATGTCACTGCAAAATCGGCTGCTTTCGCAGTTCTTGCTTCGTCCCAAATCTCCGCTGCTGCTGTCCATCCAGTCAGGTTAATAGCCGACCCACCCGAATCTTTAAACACCACATTGAATTTGTGATCTGAACCTCTTTGCAAGGTGAAATCATAAGTCCCCGGTGCGACCGCCATGTTGCTTTTCTACTCTTCTTCAAGTATAAGCATTTATCAAGCGTGGCTGGTATAGCTTAACTTCCAAAGTTTGAAGTACGCCCATTGAGGAGGTAGTCCTGTTGCATAAATACTGTTGCCCATTCCTAAGCCGCCACTAACAGCAGTATCACATCTATACACAAGACCAAGGTCGCTATCTGCTGACAGCTTTATGTACCCAGAACCTTTTACCATGATATTTGAATTAACATTTGCATCTGCCTCCCCAGGCTCAGAACTCATGATGTGTTCATTGGCCGTGTAATCAAATACATTTACCATCACTGATCCACATTTTGCAAATGTAACCCCCCATTCAACGTAATAAGCACCTGAAGCAAGTCTGATACGGTCTGTCCCTGCTCCATTATCTCCGTCAAACCCAATTAAACAATCAGAAGAATATACGTCTGCATCTGCGCCAGTCATATCGTCACCTACTAAATGTTCAGGGCCACTCATCGGATATGCATACCAGGTAGCTCCAGAAACTTGTGTAGCACCTGGGGAAGAAGCTCCATTCCTGGATAGCTTTCTAAAATGGGTAAAAATTCCAATTTCACTAGCCCATGCAAGATCACCTGAAGTATTAGAAAGTTTTAAAACCTGGTCTGCCGACCCAACAGCCGGAGGGAGCCTAAGCGTATAATTTGTTGTAACGTTCGATGCTGATTTCAGTTCTACATAATTACTTGTCGCATCCCATAGCCTTAAACCCAGTCCATTAGAAATATTCAGCCCATAAGAATTAACATAAGCTCTTAAGGTTCCCTGCGCTGAAAAACTTATTGCTCCAGGTACCCCTTGATAGATTCCTGTGTCTGTGTCTGCGGAAAAGGTTAGTGACGGAGCACCTTGAGTACCAGAAGGGAGACGAATAGGATCAGACGCATTGATGTAAGTGCCATAAAAACCCATGGCCTCAGAACCACCTGCCTTGATTCTTATATCGTTAACCGATCCCCAAAAAATACCGCTATTGCTTGAACTCGCGAGCCTAATCCCAGGGTTGCTGCTAGTCCCTGCAGGGACATTGACGTTGCCAGAAAAACTTGGAGAAGCGGCTGATGCATGACCTAAATCTGTTGAAATAGTTCCGAGGGTGATCCAACTGCTGCCTTCTTTGCACTTCAATGTGTCCGGTGTTGTACTTGTATCAATCCATAGCTGCCCTGCCACTGCAGCGGGTGGAGCAGATGACCCAGAACTTGTGCTATAAATATCCGTTAAATTCTCATTTACGTCTGCACGGAAATTCGCTCCTGTATCATTTGGAATAGGATAATTGCTTGTACCGACCTGGGCCATTTAGCTTTCCTTTCCGTATCCTAATGCGTTCCAGTGTACCGTTTTTGCGATTCTTGTGCCACTTGCGTTATAGACAGAAAAAGAAAATCCGGTAGGACCTACAGAATGAAGAGTGTAATAATCTCCAGTAGTTGTTGTACTAAAATTGATTCCAATAGAAGGTGTTGTTATAAAACGTTTAGCAAATGTGAGTGACACTGAGCCATTAGCGGAAGTCGTTCCAGATCCACTCTTTGTAATTTGAGGAACATAAGCACAAACCTCAAATTGTTGGAGCGCTATTTGCTCTAAATTGCTATTCGTAGCGAAGACTGCTTTGACTTGATACCTTCTACAATTAATATCGCAATTGTTAAATAACATCCAGTCAGACCAATCACTTTCAGCAGGACTTCCAACAGAAGTAGTTCTCACAAAAGTTTCAACCTTTGCATCTTCTGGAACGTCACCGTCAACGCTCTTTATGGCATCCCATCCGGTTGTGCCAGGCGTAGAAGTAGCGTTGTAATCTGTACCTAAAGAATCAACATAAGTTGTATAAGGGTAATAACTTCTAACTTTAATTTTGGTAATCAATCTTGCAGTATAAACATCTCCAAAGTCTCTGGAACTATTACTCGAAAGATAATACGTTCCACTTGTATGGAATGTTGCGTTTCCTCCTGAAGTGCCCCCATCTGCTGCAAGCCTTAGTTCATTTGTTCCAGAATCAACTGCTAACTGTGTTTTTGTTCCTGTGAAATTAGGATGATCGGCAACACAATTATGAGTTGCAACGTCTTCAATATTAGGTCTTACAACTTCAACTAAAGCAGGATTAACTGATTCTCTTTGTCCTGAATCGACGAACTTAATCAAATAAGTTCCATCTTTCATATCGCAATAAGTTTCTTTTGACGATCCAGGTAAATCATCATGGATTAAAATTGAGTCAGCCCAAGTGACATTGCTTGTATCTGGTGAATGTTTAACACGAACCCAGCCACCTATAACAACATCTAAATCAGGGCATAAATCCCAAGTTAATCTTCCTTGAGTAGAAGAATTAGGAGTTAATTTAAAATTCTGCGGATCGGCTGGAGCTGCTGTCTTACCTGCAAGGCTTTTACTGAAAGAGACAACCGTACTGCCTTTACCTAAATAGTTGACAGTCGTTATCCGCGTGGAAAGTGTTCCGGCCCTCATGTTTCTCAAGGTGACGGAAGGAGAAGAAGTTGTGACTAGTTGCCAGTTATCCTGATCTATTTTGTACTGGACGCGGAACTCAGAGACGCGAGTCCTAGGGCTTTTCCAGCTCAAGTCAACACCAACAAAAACGCCTTGGCCGTCGGAATAGAGAAACTCATTTCCCTCAATACTTGCCACCGGATCAGGTGCCGCCGTCAAGTTGCTGATATCTCTAAGAACTACCTCTTCGCCAGAATCAACGGCCCCATAAATAGAGTCGTTGTATTGCAGTCCAGTGACTCCATATATTCCCTTATTTGATTCGGTTACAGTCAACACTCGATACTGCTGAGATTGAATATCACTTGTTTGAATCAGCCAAACACTCTCAGTATTCGGAGCTTCACTAAAACTACCGGAAACATTTATTACTCGATCGTCTATTGAATTAATAGTCTTTGTCTCGACGATGCCTGTTGGCATTTGACAGGAAATTGTTGGGCTGTTCCCTAGGTTTATTGATAAATCCGTAGCACTGTCGATCGTGATAGCCGTCGTTGTCGCCGAAGAAATTCGCCCCGAACGTCTAGTGCCACTCTTTACTGGATCAGCAATATCAATCACCATGCCCGGACGTAGGACAATTCCACTATCTATTGCGACAGAAAAAGTGACTGTCTGAGTTAATAACTGTTCCGACTTCAGTAACCACAGCCCGGCCCGATGAGCCTGCCCTTGCGAGTAACAGCCCATGGCTTTTATGTCTTTATTCTGAATCCCCATCTCTGCCACTGCGTCAGCGTCTTCGACTAACTCAAACTGGACTTCACCTTGAGTGTCATAACTCTGCCAAGCGACCGTTGCTGTTGAATGCCTTGATCTAAGAGATGTTCCCGAGTATTCAAATATTCCCTCGACGACGTTACTTGCTCCCAAGAGGTATTGACTGTCCGCAGGCCTATCACACATCAGAGAAAATGAACCGGCACCGTAGTAAGACATACCCCTAAATAAAGAGGCCATTTCCTGAATAGCGTCGTAAATTTCTCTTCTTGTATTCAAAAGAAGATTGCAACAGAACCTTGGCTCTTGAGAGCCTTTCCCATCAGAGACCAACTCGTTGCAATATTGAGAAATGGAATAAAAATCCCATTTATCAAGAAAACTATCTGCCAACCCCACACCATATTTTTGTGTAAGCAGATCAAATAAGCACCAAGCTGGATCGTTACACCAAGTCGCTGCACCAAAAGAGCCGTTCCAAACGCCGCTATAGGTCACACGACCAATGTGTGTTGTTGTATCTACAGAGGCGTTGGATGGCAGGCGAACTTTGATGCCCCTAATGAAAAATTTCCTAGTTGGGATATTGCTGAACTGCCTCGAGTCGAAGCGGAGATAGGCAAGAGCAGAGTTTGGATATCTTAGTTTTTCGTCAGTGATTGTCGTATAACTCGACCACCAAGATTGATTGGATCTCCTTGTACTCGTTTCATCTGCTGAAACCCGTTCCACTTTTATGTCTACGGGAAATGATCCACTTGTCTCAATGATGTAATCCCTCAGATAAGCAGTACTGGCTTTTCCTGAAATCGTGTCCTCTTTGACTGTCTGATAGCCGCCACCGTTGTATTGCCTAAGAATCTTGATTTCTACAGAATGACCAACAATATCTCCATCCTCTTCAACAATCCTTAGAACCGGAATTCGTATCGTTACGCGAACTCTATCGGTTGTGGCAGTCGTTATCTGTCTTGTGACTGAATTTGTTTTCGTGACTTCCACCCCTACATTTGTTTCTGATTCGGTGCTCGGTATATCAGCAACGTAAGCCTGTGTTTGAGTGCCTTTTCTTAGCTGGCAAGAATAACCCTCGAAATTTGAATTACCTCCAGCATCTTTGACTGGCGTTCCATCGAGGTAAATAGATTTTTCGCCGTCTCCGGGGATTGCTCCCGTGTCCATTCCTTCAATCTCACCTTCTGAAAGCAGATCGACAACGTTCGCATATTGAACCGACTGGAGAGAATCATCGGACTCGATCGGTGTATGTCCGCCGCCGCCGCCACCTTTGCCGCCTCCTCCTCCAGCACCTCTAATTCCAAGACCTAATCCAGCATTATGAACGCGAACATTCTCAGCAATAAATGTATGTTGATTCTCAACCGTTAAGTTATAAACAGTGCCAGCCCCGATTTTTTTCTTTTCTATTAGTGGAACTAAATGATTATTCTGATTAAATACACAGTCATCCTCTTCAAGAGTTCCAACGCCGACAAAAGCATTGAATTGATTTAATACCCACTGGTTAGGAGTAGCAGTAAAAGAATCACCACCCCAAAACTTGAACCACCAAATTTCTTCCGCTTCATGCCTATGTACCTTTAAAACTTTTGCTTCATGTATTTTCCCTTGATCGTCAAAACTTAAAACAACATCGCCTTCAAGAATTGAATTGATTTCCTTATAGCCATCAGGAACTGATACACGGGTTGTTCCTATAAAACAACCTCCGCCACCGCCACCGGCTCCTCGAATGTATTTAGTGCTCGTCATAGTTGATCTGTATCAAGGCCGCTTGAAATAACTGAACTTCCTACGTAAAGGCGTCCGTAGGCAATTGGGACTGGAGTCCCAACTTGGCCTGTATTTGTTATTCCGCTAAACGAATAGGACTGCAAAGAGTTTGCTTGCTTCATATCTATGCCCGGGGGTGTTGGGCTTAATAATTGCGCTACCCCACCCAATGCCAAAGCGACACCCATGCTGCCGACGGCTGTGCCAACTGCAATAGGGGCGCCGCCAAACGTTCCGATCATCCATCCGCCCGGGATCAAGAACGCTGCACCGACCAGTGCTGCCCCAATAAGTATTTGCCCCCAACCGCTCTTTGCTCCTGCAACAACGGGCGCGATGCTGAAAACATCTCTTTCACTCCAAGGTAAAGCCAAATCTTCAATGTTCTCTTCCTTTATTTGTTCCTTCCCTACATTGACCTTGTATCCAATGCCGTCTTTCTCACTGTCAATAATCCATTTACCTAACCCAGGGAAATTAGCAATCAAGGCTCTTAAGGCTTCTGCTGGTGTATTGACATCAAATTCAAAGCGGCCTTGACCTCCAAGCCGCTCTTTTAAAGCCCCATAGACCTTAATTATCTTCATGTCTCAAACAGGCTGCGGTCACCTTGTAATAGTAGCCGCCATAGACATCTCGACTTGATAGTCTGCCTTGAACATGGTGCAAAATAAGTTGGTCGCCTAAGAAAATAGCAGCGTGATTTGGGACAGGCGACTCGATGCACATCAAAATTGCGTCACCATGCCTTAGCTCGTCCTGCCCTATCTCATGAAAACCTTCCTTTTTGAAGTTATCTAAATACAGATTCTCACCCTTGTGCCACCAATCGTCCCTCCTTTCATAATCCGTCAAATCAAGCCCTTTTTCTTTCTTATACCAATCTCGGCAAAGACTAAAACAATCAATCAATCCATGAGAGAAAGTTCTCCCTACATATGGCAATTCCATTCCGACGGGTTCACATTCGCCCCATAGTTCAGTCTGCGGATTAACAACAAACCAAGGGACTTTAGACTTTTCACAGGCAACTTGATCTGCAAGAGAAGGGCTTTGATTCTCTTTCGGGTGACTGTGAATTATTGCTGTGATTTCGCCTTTTTCTTCTGCTGCAATGTATTCAGAGGAATCAAGTACAAAATGTTCTTCAGGATGATCCGCAATGTTCTTGCATGGAAAATAATTGCTGCGACCTTTTACAACATGAACGATGCCAACACTTTCTTTCGGAAACTCTTCTTTTGCGTGGGCAAGAGCAGCGTCCTTGATTGGCTTAGATAATTTCATCGTGTTCGGCCTGCTGTAGGAAATGATCCATAAGGCAATGGGCTATCAGCACCGAAACGCAACTTGCATGATTCAAGGCGTTTTCCACATTTGTCTTCTGCAATTGTGCTAACTGATTGATCTTGATCATTCCAATAAGTGGAGCCTGTATAAGAACATTCACTCGAACGATAGGCCCATTGACAAATATTGCCTATCAACTGGCGTTGAGGGATGCGTTGACCAGGTAGATCAAGGCGGCTGGCAAGTTCAAAAACAACATTCTGTCTGTTCTCTGAAGCTTTTCTATCTATATACCAAATCTCTACGGGCCATTGAGCATTGGGATCAGCAGCGGATTCTCCATCTAGAAACTTCTTTAATGTCCTAATTCTTCTAACTTCTGCACCTGTCAAATCATTCCCAGTATTGAAAGCATTAACGTCTGACAAAAGCGATGTAATCGTTAAATCTAAATTCGCAACCGTTAGTTTTGGTCTTGGCAACGATCCCGATGAAGAGAATTGAAATCCGTCCGCTTTAATTGGATAACGCACATAAGTATTACTAGCCCAAACGATATTTCCGGCAACATTCGCCTTTAATCCGTCATGCCATCGAACCGGACTTGTGACGGCTGTTCCATGTATAGAAGAATCTAAATGTAATTCAAATAGCTCGATAATCGCATTAGGCGCAAGCACAGAGACGTCTTCATAGACGCTACTAATTGACTGCCAGGTAACACTTCCATCTGTTGCTGTTGACCCTAAATCTGTCGGCCATACAGGCTCAGACGATGCAGAGGTTCCTGCATTTGTGACACGAAAGAATAAGCCCGTAACCTGAGCGGAGGTTGCACGGCGGATATCTCCAACTGAATAAGCCGTCGAAGCGGCCCATGCTGATACTGCCATTAGGGTTCAAACACTTGACGGAAAGTTGCTTTGATCGTTGCTCTGTCCTTATAAGGGATAGTCTTTGACCAACCCTCGCAAACAAATTTACCTGCTGATTCTTCCGGTGGAGTCCAACCAAAAGCATCTGCATCAGCAGCTCGAGCGTCCAAGAAATCTTCTATCGTGTCTGATTGTGTTTGGCTAATATTTCCAAAAGTCACGTTGTAAATCTTCGGGTTGTTATTTAAACCCTCTGCAAATCTCATCTCATAACCATCGCCAAAAACAATCTTGCGATTCTTAGGTTTGCTCGCTTTGCGAACACCATAATCAACCGAAACTGAGGGAAAGTTTGCCATTTAAGGTAAAGCAGCTAATAAACCGCCAGGTCGTTTCTGGCTGACTAACTCTTGCTGGATAGCTGCTCCAAGCATAGAGCCAAGCTGGTTTGCCTGATCGTCATCACCTTCAACTTCACTGCCACTTGCGTCAACATTAACGTTGATGCTGATATTGCCACCCATTGAGCTATTTGGAGCAATGCTTCCACTCCTCTTAGGTGTAAACATTTCTGGCCCTCTTTCACCGACGAGATATGAACTTCCGCCGGCAACTGATCCACCCTCTGCCCTTGGTCCTCCGAACGTTTTACTGAGAAAGCCCCCAAAACCGGCAGTAAAAGGCGCGATGATTGCTTGCCGAATAGCAATCCGGATCATGTCAGAGATGATGCTGGTTGCTAATTCCTTAAATTTAAACTTGCCTGTTTCAACAAAGGAGACCAAAGAATCTTCCATGCCTTTGAAGGCTTTTACAACTACATTTCCGACTTGTCCGCCGAAATCATTTACCGTCTTAAGATACGACTGGAACTTAGTAGCAAAAGCAGTTTTAAATTGTTCAGATGTTTGAGCGGTCGTTTTCCCTAATGCTTGCATAGCAGCATTAGCTTTCTGAATTTCTTCGGCTGCTAATTCTCCAGGGATTTCGGTCAAACGTTGATTCAGTTTCTCTATATCGGCTGTAAGAGCTTCAATTAATTTCTTCGTAGGATTAGTGTTGATATTTTCAGAAGTTACCGTCGCACTACCTCCGAAGGCTCTCTCAGGGTTGATTCCTTGCCCTAATTTGTTCGCATTTTCAAGGCGTTGAAGTGTTAATTGAGCCTCAGCTAAAGCCAATTCTTTGACGCTAACGGCTGCTTTTATAGCGGCTGTATCTTGCCCCTCTAAAAGCTCATTAAATTCTTCTTGTGCTCGTTTTTGAGCGACTAAAGAATTACCGTATAAAATCGCCGCCGTTGTAACAAGACCTATAGCAATAGCTATAGGCCCAGCGGCTGCCCTCGTCAGGTGTAACGCTGGGATGACCTTACGAATAAGGATGATTCTTAATACTCTAAAATGATTAATTGCAGCAACAATAAGAGGTGCCAATGTCACAAACCCAGCGGCCACCCCTAACACCCCGACTGACGCTAATTTCATAGCATCAGGTAAATCATCTAACCACTTAATAGCACCAGTCATTGCCTTCGTTAATAACAACTGAGCAGGTAGAAGTATTTCACCAATAGATCTCGACAAATCCTCCGTCGCATTCCTCAGATTCTTCATCTGCTGCGTCGGGTCTTTTGCCATGATCTCGGCAATAGCCGGGCCGCCTTCTTTCTCAATCCTCTTCAACGCCTTGATAACAACTTCGGCCGTCACTTTTCCTTCAGACGCTAATTTCTTAAGTTGTCCAATCGGTACATCCATCTCTTTTGCAATTACCTGATTCAATTTCGGCAATTGTTCCGCGATGCTTCTAAATTCATCACCTTGTAGACGGCCAGAACCTAAAGCTTGCGCTAACTGCAAGAAGGCTCCTGAAGCTGCCCCAGCGCTAACACCCGACAACTTGGCAGCAGTATTGAAGCCAACGAAAGTCGATTCAATATCTTTTAACTCAACACCTATCGGTCTTAAACGTGCATAAATATCGGTAACACTTGCAATAGCTTCCGAGCTGCCCAAACCAAACGTTTTTGCTGCTTTTGCTGCGAATTTATTAGCTTTGTCAAACTCTCCATATTCTTTCGTCAATAATTTCAGCCTTAATTCTGTTTGTTGAAAAGATGCCGCAACGCCGGCCATCCTTCGTCCCGTTTCGACTAATGCCAAACGGCCGACAATTCCAGCAAGCCCACCGAGTCGCGAACTTGCCCCCAGTGCTGACTTGCCTAATCGACCGGCAGCCGAAGTTACTTGATTTATCTTTTGGATCGCGCCCTTGGCGTCGACCTTAAATCTGAGGATTGATTCAGCCATGTTGCGATTCTATCGAGAACGTTTAGCCTTCTCCATTGATTCCTCCTCTCTTTTTGCCTTTATTTCGTAATAAGCAGCAAAATGCACCATCTCGGCGTCTGTTATTTCCCTCCTTAGTTGATTAACCGGCATCCCCAACTCGCAGGCCAAGAAGAACTCAAAGTAAAGCCAACTGTCCTGCTCTAATCGTTTTTTGCCTCTTCAATCTCCTCATCACCCTGAACTTCATGTAGGAATAATTCAATAGAATCAAGGACTTTTTCAGGCAATTCACGTTGTAATTTCAACGCATCGCCTTCATGAAAAGCTCTTGTGCCGTCCTCTAATTCAGCAGCAAGACACATCATTATTGTGCTTGCTTTTAACGCATTATCAGACCCGGCTTTTTCTAATGCTCTAATCCTTACAGCTCGAGTGATTGGCTTGAAGTAAAGATCAACGACTTTTTCACCGTCATGGTTCTCAACATGAAAGACTCGTCGCTCTTCTAAATCAGTAGCAAAAGCACCGATGAGCAAGTCAACGGTGCGCTCTTTTTGTGCAGCCATTTAATTGGGGTTGTTTAGATTAATACTAGAGGGCTTCAGGAATTACGCCTGAAGTAGTGAAGGAACAAGAAACGGTTCCGACTTCTCCAGTTGTTGATCCAAATTCTGCTGACGTGATGATGCCAGCGAAAGGACCAATCTTCTTTGTGCCGTCTAAATACAACTCGAAAGAAGCGTCTGCGGGGTCATCTGCCCTAAGCACATCTTCCATGAGCTTCAGTGATTCACCTGTCGCAGCATTGTCATAAATCAATTCAACAGTGCCTGAGCCTGAGATCAATCCACCGATGTGTGAACGTGCGCTATCACCTTGAACAGTCGTCTCAAGAACTTCTTTCTCAATACTGAGACTCCAGCTTCTTGTATTTGCGATTGTTGCAAGGGTGCCACCCTCTGACTCAAATTTAACTGAGCCATCCTCACCGCGTACTTTTGCCATAATTAAAGTTCCTCGAAGGTTTCAAAAGTGCAGCGCACTTGAGTTTGGAAGTAACCCTCGGGATTAGCTGACGCCATCACCTCGGGGCCGATCGGGGCGTCGAAATAGACACCCGATACTTTAATCCGATTATAGAGGTCTCGAATACGTTTACCGATTGTAAAGTTTGGACCAGGGCCTCGGCCTTGCGCAGTGTAAATATTAACGAGCACCAAACCTGTTATTAAATTCACTCCACCCATCGCTTCATAAGTGCTACCTGAAAAGCTGACATTGCACTGACACCAGCTCTTATTTTTAGGCGGTGTGTATGACATGTTGTGGAAAACAACAGGGATTTTGTTCCCTGTAGCAAGTTCCGTTGACAATCTCTTTTCAATCGTCGAGCGAACAGTGTTGAGATTAGTGGCAGCCATTAGAACCTTCCTGACCTAATCATTCTGTCAAATTCTCGCTCGACCCACTTCTCCATGCTTTTTGCTATGGCCTCTGGATAGCCCGGCTGACATTGCTTGCTCTTGTGAGAGCCTCCCCAAGAAGGAGGCAGGCCCGTTCCAAACGCTATTGCTTCGGCGTATTCCATATTATTAGTAATGACATAAGTATTTCCGACTTTTTCTTTCTCCGAATATTCACGCCGCTGTGGATTCCTTAATCCGATATTGACTGCCTGCGTAGTTGCATCAGCGACTAAACGAGCCTTTGGTACTTTAGGGCCACCTTTTTTGTCTTCTAATTTAAATGCAGCATCTTTATTCTTGCCGATAGCCCAGGCATTTCGCATCGTGCCTGTGTCAACAGGTGTTGCAAGCTTCAGCCGAGCATCACACTCGAGAACACAAGTATGAAGTATGGCATTCGCAGCCTCTTCAAAAAACTTGCCAATATCTTCATTAGCAGGAATTTCTCTAGTCATCCTCTTAAATACATCTTGTAAGAGACATCTATCCCAGCCTGTTTTGTCGTTGTGACGCGGATGATCTGAAAGACGTCCGATCCGATCATGACTTCATCGGCTGTTGTGGGTGCATTAGATAAACCAGCAGCCGAAATCGTGGCAGTACGGTCATCAGATTGAATCAAAGAATTAACTTCTCTTTGATTAACTTCACCAATAACTGCATTTTTAGTTGAAGTGCTTGTCGTTTCACTCACTTCACCCGTATCAGCGTTATAAGTTCCACTAACAGACCGACGAATAGTAATACTTTGCCCCAATCCGGGGATACTATTCACATTGTCCATCGCTTTTTGCAAAGCGGCTGCAAAAGTCATCAGATCCGATAAGCAACAACAGAACCGCTGCTCAATGTGACGCTAGTGATAACACCTTCAATTGAACAATTCTGCTTTAGTGCTATTGAAGTCAGGGTGTTGCCAGTGATATCAGCAGCAACAAGAGTTCCAATAACTGAATCTTCTAGTGCTTTTACACACCCAAAACGACCTGTATGGGCAGCAGTGTCGCTGATGTATTCTGCGCCGGAATAAGTAACCATGATTAGCTCCGTTTAATGGCTATGTTACCGGGTCCAGAAATGCGGAGCCCAGTCATATATCTTTCCACCATAGGCGGGATATTGTCAGCCCAAACCGGGCCCCATCTATATGGAGATACAGCAACGCCCCCAACTCCAACCCGTGAATAAGCTTCGAGCCCTGTCAGATTCAATGCGCTTTTATTGTTGTTGAGATAAGACGCCAAAATCGCCTGTGCT